CGTTCGCATACTCCCTGATCTTCTTGATAACATCGTCCTGCTCGCGTCTTGACCATTCGACCTCGTTCAGGAGCCTTGTGATTGTCGGCGGGTCCTTGTCGAGGATCTCGCTCAGCTTGGACTGATTTACTCCGGCCTTCGCCATCTCAACGCGGACTCTTTCGTTCTTCAGCATCTTTACCTCCTTTCCTCATTTTCCCAATAGGCAGCGCAGACTCTCTTACTCAGATTGACGCTGACCATGCCATACTTCATGCACTTGCCCCACTTGACTCTTGCGTCCTTGTTTCCGTAGATGTCGACTACTCTGTCGCAGTAAGGACAGTCTTTGCAGTGAAGGCATTCTCCTTCGAGTTCGTGCTCTTCAACAATGTCTTCCGGTTCTTCAACGAGCTTGTTGTAAGTGATCCAGAATATGTCCCCTTCCCTTTCCCATGCAGGATTGACGTTGGCAAGCTGCTCCATGCGTCTGTTAAACAGCATCACGGCTTCCTGCCTGGTCCTTCCTTCGATACATTCGACCTGCGGTATTGTTGTGCTTTTCATCTTTCGCCTCCGATATAAATAAAAAAGAGGAGTCCCACTTTTTTGTGAAACTCCCCTTTTGTTGAGTCTATTATATCCTCAACTATTCCGATTTATATTTTATCCGGAAAAATTATGATTTTAGGAATAGTTCCACAATGCAATTATAGCACTTTCCCACGATATTACAATACCCTTGCCAAACATTTACAAACATTTATTTTTCCCTATTTACATATGCGGTATAATGGTCTTGGAGGTGATCAAATGTCATTATTTAAGAAGAAACCGAAGCCGGCAGCTTCTTATACTTATACTCAGGCTGAAGACTATAAAGGTTTTAAGAGACTGAAGCTGTCATCATACGGACACGAACCTGCTGAGGCCGGTATACGCGCCCTGTCTGACACAGATCTGACCGGAGCAAAGATAAAGATAGATATATGGGAGGATGCCTACCCTCGCGCAGTATTTTCGGTCGGTAAACACGAAGTCGGCACCATCTGGAAGCGTAGTTTTGATAAATATACGGCCTTAAAGAACGGTAAGATCAGTGCTATACGCCTCGAGATTCGGGACGGAGAATCCTATCTGTTTTACAAGGTATAACTTGTTGGCCGAGCATAAAAAACCGCTTAAATCGAAAATAAATCGGTCGCATTTCGACCCAAAAACGCAAAGAAGCCCGGAGGAACTTCCCCCGGGTTTTGCTTTGCGTGTATATGATGATAGAAAGGAGGTGAAAGAGTGCCGTTCACCCCTGAGCGACCTAAGTTATTCGCTCTTGAACCAATCCGGCTCCAGTTTGTGCTCATCGCACCATGACTTAAAGATGCTTGTCATGTACCAGTTACCGCCGAGACCGCCCGGTGGTTTCACGAAGTACCGCTCACCAAGCGTCAGGATCTCGGTCTGCTCGTCTGGCTTCAGCAGGATAAGCAGCAGAAGCTGTGTCCTGAGTCCGTCCTTCTCGAGCTTCTTGAGGCTTTTTCTGATGCCTTGCTTGTCATCGTTTCTTGTGATGAGGAACTGCAGAAACGCAAGGACCCCGCCTGAAGTCATAGCGGATATCACCGCAACTATTATTGTGTCTCGCATAACTACTTACCTCACTTTGCTCTGTAAACTACCACTGACTGCTTACCGCTCTTTGACAGACGCGATTTGAGCGTGTTTGTTACCTTTGGAAACCACCCGTTCAGCGATGCCTCAAGGACTTTGCCCTCATAAGCCATGCACCAATGCGGATTGCCGTTCTTCCAGTTGATAGATATGATGTCACCGTCCTTGATGGTCTTATATGTGACCTTCACTCTCTTGAATTTATCCGACTTGTCGAAGTAGCTTCTGCCCAAGCCTCTCGGCGCGGTCTTGTCCACCCCCGCTGCCCTGATACAAGTCGCAACGAAGACATCACAGCTTGCACCGACCTTTGCAGACTTGTGCCATTTGCGTGTCTTGCCGAAGTATTTGTCCAGAGCCTCCTTGTAGGCAGGTTTCGGTTCTCCACTCGGGTATTTGGCCTTGCTGGTGTTGCTATGGTATGCAAACTTCCATCCGCAGTCGGCTATCTTCTGTCTGTTACTTTTTAGCTTTGTGTAGAGCGTTCCGTTCAGCTTGCCGGACCATACTCGGCTGACATCGTTTCGCATATTGCCTTCGTAACTGATCCAGCCGTTCCTCTGCTCTGATGTCGAGTAGCTGTCCTTCACATAGACATAGTGCTTACCGTCTTTGACCTTGTAGCCTGTCGAGCAGACGAAGTGTGCGGAACTTGTCCAGTGGACACCCTTGCTCCCGCCTTTTCTGCTGCCCATAAGGTAAATGGCTACCCTGTCACCCTTCTTGAGTTCCTTCCAGAGCGAGTCCATCGTCTGATGTTCTTTCACTTCGGTCAGTCCGTAGTGCTCCATCATCTTCGGGATCCCGCTGAAGTAGGTGCCGTTGCCGTGTGGCTCTGCGTACTGCTTGCAGTAAGGCTGAATGGTCTTCGGTGTTTCCTTTGCGTACTTCTGCATCTCGATGATGCAGTTGCAGACCGCTACCTCACCGCATCCACAGTCTCTAATAAAATAGGGCGATTTCGGATAACCGAGTTTCGCCCATCTTGTGTCATACTGTTTGTAATTGGTTTTATTCATCCTCGTCACCGTCCTCGATGTAGTCGCTGATGACAATGTCGAGTCCGTCCTCGCCCGCTTTGAGTGCTCTCGTCAGCCCTGTGCCCTCTGCAGCCTCCGGAGTGTAGTCATTGTTGAACCAGGTCGCACACGCAACGATGATGAAGTTCAGGACAACAGATATTATCCTGTACGCCATATCGACCGTTGCATTATGGAACTGTGCGAAGTCCGTAGCCATCAGAGCCGTATTGAGGCAAGTTGCTACCACAAGCACCGTCCTGATCTTTGTGCCACTATTCATTTGGCTCCTCCTCTGGTTCCTCCTCGTGGAAGTAAGATTCTTTCTTCAGCGTGATGCCGTTCTCAGCCATCAGAACCGCACTGTGCTTCTGCACACTTGACTTTGCCGCTACCGACAGTATTGCGTGATACTTTGCTTCTGCATCTGCACGGTTGTCAAATGCGTATGGAAGAATTGAGCCTGTTGAACCGATTTGAATTTCTAATACAAAGTACATAATTGACCTCCGTTAAATATAAATTAAAATGTATCCATTCGTAGATGGGACAAACCCAGCTATATTGCTCGTGTTTATAGTAAGGATGTTGTTAGCATAAGTGACAGTCGGAGCGGAGAGCCTTCGGAGAGTTCTCGGGGACTCCATTCCCCACAAATCAAGTTCCCCATTTAGCTTTGTGATGAATATGACCATTGACCCCCCGTAATACCAAGTAGCCCTACTCATATTTGGCACCACTATCCATTCAGATGGTTCGTAGCTTACATTAAAACTTACTTTGATATTGAGTGAGGAAGAAATGTTGTTGCTGGTTGCGAGATTCCACGGCTCGCTTGACCCACCACCTACTACTAATGTATTGTTTATACTCATAATGCTCCCCCGTTATTAACTACATCTATAGTACAAAATGTACGTGGCATAATCTGGGTGAAAGCCGAATGTTGAATTATCTGTTATACAAAGGGCATCTCCATCCCTTGAAAGCACTTGTTTTATATCAGATACACTATAATCTGGATAATAGTACGGAGAAGAACCAGTGCGAGAACCCCTCCCCCATCGAGCATAGTCTTGCGATTCAAGGATGTGGTCAATGTAACTCGTCAGAGTAGCAGACGAGCTTGGTAGATAAAGCAATAAATACTCATCTGGCAAACTCCTTTCCTTGTTAAAAAAATTATCAAAAAACAATTGCTTTTTGTCAGAACTTATCCGAGTGGGAATAGCCGTTTTAAAGCCGCTACCGCCTCCACCACCGCTCAACATCATATTCTGTATCATCTCACGCCCTCCTAACTCAATATCACCACATTCACGCTAATCGCTGTTGATGGTGTAGTAGTACAAGTGAATGTCAGTGTACCACTTCCCTGTGCAGTGCACTTGATGCCTGCCGCTACATAGTTATCAATGCTTGCTGGTGCTGGCGATACGATTACGTTATTGCTTGCCGTGACACCTGTGGCTGTGACAGTCTGCGAGTTGTTCGACCAGTTGGCGACTACAAGGCTCACGGTTATGCTTGATACCGATGCCTTGCCGTTCCATGACGATATGTTTGCTGATGTGATACCGTGTGCTGGGCTTGCCGCAAATACTGGGTCTGTTTCCGTATATCCTGTGATATATCCAGCATCGTTGGTAAATGCCGATACATTTGTCGGTACTGTCGGTATTGTCGGCTTGTTCTTGATGTAATCGTCAGCCGTTGTCGTGGTCTGATTCCAGTCAGACTGCACGTTGACCTCTGCTCCAGATGCGATGCCAGACAGCTTGTTCTTCTCGGTGGTCGTGTAGTTGTTATCGGTGTGGACATAACTTGAATCTGCCACGAAGTCGCTATCATTGGTAAGGTCTGAAGTCTTGGTCGGTACTGTTACCTTTGCGACGTTCCCGTCAAGTACAGATACGCCATTCTGCAATACATCGGATACAGAGCCTGTTCCGTTCTGTCCATTGGTGACTGTGAATGTCGTGGTATTACCATTCGTGTAGGTTATCGTATACGTATCAACAAGACCCGATGTTCCTGTCTTGGTTATCGAGGAAATGCCAACGCCTGTGTCGCCTGTATCGCCCTTGTTGCCTCTCGGTATTCCAAAAGTGAATACTCCCTCATCCACATCATATGATGCAGTAGCGTTTGATCCAGCTGGCAAGGTCGTTGCTATTGCGGAGCAGTCAAGAAGAACCTCTGCCGCCGCCTCTGCCCTTTCGACCAGCTCTGTTATCTCTGGAACGATAGTTTCTGGAGAACCGTCCGTAACATTGACATCATGCGGAGTTTTCTCTACGTGCAGTATGACGTTCAGAGAACCAAGTGACACACCGTCTTTTGTCAGCCTTACTTCGGACGGAATAAAGCCAGCCTCACTTGTCATATCGTAGTTTGATGCAAAAGTGATGTCGTGCCCGTCTACCACTCCGTCTACTGTATAGCCGAAGCCACTCGGTTTAGTACCTTGCAGTTTTGCCGTATAGCCTGTTAAGTCGAACCAGTCACTCCCGTCTTTCATGTGGATTATGATCTCACGGCCCAAGTCGTACTGGCTCATTTCGATAACTGGCAAAGTTATCTTCATAGGGGTTATGTCTACAGTTTTAGTCTGTATCATTCTGTGCCTCCGTATAAGGTTTTTGCTTTATGCACACCTTGATGTTCTTGCTCCCGATGACCTGTCCGTTCTTGCTGATCGTCAGCTCTGACAGTATGTCCCCAGCTTCTGCGGTCATAGTGGAATTCGTTACTACCGTGACCGTGTGCCCGTCATACTCGCAGTTGACAAGATATTCCTCACCACTCGGCTTCATGCCGTAAAGCGTTACATCGTATCCGTCCAGTTCAAACCATTCATCACGGTTTGTTATCTGCAAGTAGATGATGCGACCTATGTCGCCTTGAGACGCATAGATCTCTGGGAGCCTTGTTCGTGATGGCGTAATATCAATCTGTTGTATCTGTGCCATTCTTATCCTCGTTTGGTATGGAATCTATAACATGGGCAAGTTCCTTGATGCAGTCAGCCATCATCAGCGTTGAGTCTCCGTGAGTCTCTATTCTCTGCATCACATTGAATATGACTATTAGCTTCTCTTTCATAAAACCCTCTTTTCAAGTTCGGTGATGCGTTTGTTCTGCTCCTGTATGAGTGCGAGCATTGGTGGGATTATGTATCGTGGATTCCACGTTTCTGGTCTGCCGTTTTCCATGTCTACGGCTGTCGGATAAATCTCACGCATTTCCTCTGCTACGAATCCAGCTACAGGTCTGTCATACCTATCGTCCTTCTCGTTGTCGAGATAGTCCTTGTTATAGATGAACTGAACCACATTGACATCGTACAATCTACGTGGGTCTAATTCATCGAGTTCTATAGGTTTGATATCGTGCTTATACCGTTTAGATGAACCGCCTTTGATTAGTCCTACTTTGTAATAACCCGAATAGATACTGCTCGCTCCGTAATGAGTGTTAGGCGTTGCGCTTGATGATTCTTGATAATCAGATGAATATAAAGTGCCAGCCAAGACTACTGGGTCTAATTCAACCACACTTCCAGAAATGCTTACTTTGCCGTTCGAACTTGATAGTTGCAACCCAGTATTTCCATGAACGGTGGCGGCACCGTTTGATAGTACGATCCCAGCATTACCCGAATTGTGTTCTATCTCAAAATGCCCTACACTGGATTCCGTCTTAATATAGCCGAGCCTTGTGCTACTGTCGTAAAACTCTAATTTGGTTGAGGATACCGATATATGTCCACTGCCACTCGCACCAATCCTTACGGTTGAGCCAAAGTCTGCCACGCTTGTAGACCCCGAATACACCATCATTCCGCTCGATGTAATGCTTGCACCGAGTGAACCACCGCCATACAGATTTACGCCACCACTACCAAACGATGCTGTTGGTGTGTTGTTTGAGTCACCTTGATAGAAGGAAATGCCCGAACTCGTCCAGCTTGATAGCGTATTGCCACTATAACTCTGAAGTATGCCTGTCGGCGTTACCCTTGTGGCGTACTTGTTGGTTGCACTCGACTTATAATCGTCTTGCGTTGAGTCAGTCACATAAGCACCCGTATTGTCATACCAGAAGTGCGCATTAGTGGTTGCGTATGCTCTGCTCGTTTCCACACTTAACTGCGTTTCCTGTGAGTATCTTGGCTCGCCGTATGTCTCGTTGCCATCATCGTCAACAAGTACCGACCGCACCCAGTAGTATTTGCCACTGACATACTCTGGTGGAGTGTCTGACCAATCACCGTACTGCACAAAGGTCGAAGATGAATCTGACAAGCAATACTGCATTGTCACATCCTCGACATCAGCAGCTTCCTCAAGTGCTTCCTCAACCTGTTCCTGTACTTCCTGTACTACGTTCGTCACCATCGTGATGGCTTCGTTTGCCTTTTTGTCATCAGTTGGTGGAGCAGTAAGGTTGCCCGTTAGCCAAGCAGAACCGCCGCCTATGCGAGCCTGTACAGTATCGCCTACATCACAAGCTATAGTCATCTGTATAGGCGTTTCACGGTCAGAGCCTTCAAGTTTTACCCAAGCTATTTTGCCCTCGATGCGCTTGACCTCGCCCTGCCTGTCATACGGCTGTGTCTTGTTTTGGTTGACCGCATTTAGTGCGTCCAACATCTCTTTTATCAGCTTGCTCACGCAGTCACCTCCTCCGCTGTTGTACCGCAGTGGTCGAGGCTTATCTTCTGCGATGTCACAGTATAGATGCCCTCGATGCCCGATGCAGGATACCGCAGCTCGACCTTGTCCGTTACGTTAAGGTTCGGCTCGAATGTCCTGTCATAGGATATGTCCACCGCGTACTTCTGTAATTCTTTCAGTTTGCGCTTTGCATAGAGCATCAGCGTCTCACCGTCTGTTGTTGCACAGCCTGTTTCCTGTGCCCATACCTCACGGCCTCTCGACTCTATCGACTCATCGTCATAGGCTATCGCAGCGAGTGACTCAGAGACCGCCCTGAATACGTTCGGGCAGTCAAAGGCATCGTTCTTCCGGTTCACTTTCGGCTTGATAAGTCCGTATGATCCGGCAGACAGAATGATGGTCGGCTCGCTTGCCTGTGGCTCGATGTGGATAGTGCCATCGCCCTCGATGACCATTCTCCACCCGATAGCGTCAAGCAGTTTATATATCATCGTTAGGTTTGACTCGTCCTTCTCCGCTATGTAGTGCTCTGCAAGACGAGGTGAACCGCTCTCAATGATGACAGGTGCAGGACAAACAGATAACAGACTGTCAATTATCTCGGTGCAGATAAAGCCCTTCTCCGCATACCAGCCAATAGGCAGCATGGTGTCCTGCGCCGGCTTCAGTACGGAGTAGCACTGTATCTTCATACTGTGTATCGCACCGTTTATCTCCTCTTCAGGTGTCGAGGTCAGTCCGGTGAACAGCGGTATGTGCTCGCTGTCACCGTTCTGCTCTGCATCAAGGTATATGCGTATCCATTTGTCCATGCCGTATGGATACTCGATGGCTGTCAGGTCAGCTGACTCTTTCAGCCCCGAGTCAGTACGGTTTATGCTGCCATCAGTTATCCCGAACTGCTCACCGTCTTTCCATGTAACAGGATCTACGAGACACGCATGATACCCCGCCTTAAATCCGTTGTTCCAGTTCATTGCGTCACCCAATCTGCATAGTCTATGCCTTCCGGCTCGCCATCAGTTCTTGTTATCTTGAACTGGAAGTCAGCCATCTTACCTGCGTTGTCGTGGCTCCATGACTCGGAGACCTGAACGTCTGCCGGGAAGCTCGACCCGTCCGGTGTCCTTACGTGGCATCTGCCCTCATACTCTGACAGTCTGCGCAGAGCCGAGATCGTGCCCTCTTCATACATCGGCACGGATACCGTGTTTGCGCTTCCGCTCCGGCTTACTCCTGCGTTCCAATAGCCCTTTATTGAGCCATCAAGGAACCGCTCTGAAACGAAGCCCTTCTCCCACTGATGCGATACATCAAGGTTGTAAGGCAGGACCAGAGTCTCACCGCCGAAATTGACTATCAAGCCAACAGGATCAAGTATGTCATCATAGTTGTCATAGAACGCTAAAGTATTCTCAGCCGTTGTATAGTCACCGTCAGCCGTTCTGAATACGAAACGATAACCACCGTTCTCACCCATAGCCGGATACGGATCTACATACCTTGAGCCGAAGACCGCGCCTCTGTAAACGAGTGAAGGCTTGTCAGCTGACAGCCTGTATATGTCACAGACATCTGTCTGCAGTGTGCCTGTCGGTGCGATAGGCTTGAGTGTTGCCGAATAGCTGTCTGTATCGATGATGACCTCGCCTTCCGGCTCAAGTGCCTGTCTTGCCCACAGCACCTCGAAGTCTTCTGAAGCACTTGCCATCTGCCCGATGTTGTCTGTCACTATCGCGGTCAGCGTATAAGGTCCACCGTCATCAAGTGAGCCGATAAGGTCATCGTAGCCGATGGAGATCTCCGCTTCGCCTGTCTGCGTGTAGCTGACTATCGTCTCGCCAAGATATCCGTCCAGTTCACTCTCGTCCGGTCTCTCAAGGTGGTATGCTGCAGCCCTTGTGATAACGAGTGATGTAGTACCGCCCGTTCCTGCTCCGGTTACCGTTGCGGTCAGCGGAAGGACCGTAAGTGCGTGTATCACTGCCTCGTCACCGTCATCATCAATTACCGTGACATCCTGAAGCGAATTGACCATACTGCAGGATAACGGCTCTGCTATTGTGAGGTTGATCAGCGGCGACTTGCCACTGCTCTGCCCCGATGCGGATATGACCTCAACGCACAGCTGATAAGCACCAGCCGTATCAAACTTGAGGTCGATGTATTCCTGCGTCTGTGTGGTTGCTATAAGCGTGTAGGTGCCTTCTGCAAAGCTATATATCCGCGCCTCGTCCTGTGGTGTGCCATCGGTCGAAGCGTACTCCCAAGAAGCTGTAATGTTACGGCCTATCGGTGCCACGCCCTGTGACAGCGCAAGTGTCGGTATGCTCGGTGCGCTCGACAGGTTTATCGATGCCGTTGCCGAGAATGGACCGTATGCCTTTACGTTTGATTCCTCGACAAAAGCACGTACCCTAACGTACCATGTCTTGCCTGTTTCAAGCCCGGCTATACGCCAGCTTGTAAGATAAGGGTTGTCTATGCTGAATGTCTCCGGCTGATCAGTTGACTCCCAAGCGAATTGGTTCTCTGACCACGACAGTTCGATGTCTGTCGCATCAGGCCAGTTGTTCTGCCAGGAGACTCTTACATCGTCCTCGCTCTTGGACAGTGTCACGTTGCTCGGTGCCTGTGCTACCGTACCGCTCTGCATGATGAGGTCTGACTCCATATAGGCATCGATGTCATATATGGTCACACCGTCATCAGTGTGCGATGATACGGTCTTCGGCAGTACGGCCTTTGCACCGAACGTTACAGTATCGCCTTCGCTCCAGGCAGGACACTTGACCGTTACC